TCTTTTGTTACAACTCTGAGCTGCGAATTTCTTGATGCTGGTATTTGAAGTCTAAGATCACTCACTGTAGGTTGTTGGGCTCCACCGCTTGCGTTTCCTGCGTTGACAACGTCTGCTGACGCTTTCACTGATGACGAAATTGAGCTTGACGGTAGCCCAGGGAATATCATGGAAAGTGAAGTGATGCTTCTGACTGTGTTTGAAGAGACGTTGTGATTGATTCCGCCGCCGTATTCGTAAACAACTGTGAGTGTTGTATTTCTTGGAGCTGTCCCAAGAGTCTTGGATCTCAACAAGCTATTTGGGTCAAGCGAGTATCTGCTGATTGAGCCCTTGCCGTAAAGGGGTAAGGCCAGGCTTGAAGGGTCTAACACTGTCTTTTCATCAAGTGCGTTGTCTCCGCCGCCGAACGTAAGAGTAGTAGCTCTTGTAGTCAGTGACGTAGAAACAGTAAAGCGTCTTGGAGCTGGAACTACTTCAAGGCTGTCTTTCACGCTAGAGCCGTCATATGAGTAGTTTGTAATCGGAAGATACACTGTGTCTTGTGTTAGCGAACCTACTTCGTAGTAGGAATTCCCCTCAGTGTCTGTAACGCTTACGATTCGAGTTATGTCTGAGTTGGTGAGTGTTGCTGTAAAGAACGGATTGTAGCTATCAGGTATGCTAACTGTTTCAGAAACTCTTTTCGAAGAAGTTGCTGCTCCATTTTTCGAAAGAATGTAAGTTGTTGGATTGCCAGAGGCGTCTGTGTCTCCAACGACAACAGTTGATTTCAAAAATCCGCTTGTGTCTCTTTCGTTGAAGTTGACGTCTTCCATTAGCGTAAAAGAAATTTTGTTTGTAGAGCTTGTTACAGTTCCTGCTAGAATTATCGGTAACGCGCTTGACAGAGGAGCGTAAAGTCCGTTTGCAAGAGTTGCTGGTACCTCAACGTAGAAAGTCAAGTCAACAATTGCAGGACTTGCTCCAGTGATTTTCACCCCAGCGTTTCTGAGATGTCTTTCTACGTTAGTGAGCTCAACTGCATCAGTCCACGACAGCTCATTGAACTGGTGGTCAAGATAGAAGCTCATCGTATCGCCAACGGACGCTGCGAGATCGATCAGCATTCCTCCGAGGCCAGCTTCAGAGAAGTCTTTTATCTTGTCAGGGAAAAACGTTTGAGAATAGCGAACCAAATCGCTGCGTAAGTCTCCGAAGTCTTTTGCAAGATAGTTTCTTTGAAGCTGGTTAGTTGTGTTTCCTGCCATTAGCTCACCGTTGCAATTATGACTTCAAGCATTCTTTGCTTGCTGTTGAAGCCAGGTACGTTGTATGTAATCTTTATTCCGACCCTTGCTGGGTCGGTGTATGTCTGAGGTTTTTGTACTGTCTCAAATGTCTGGAGGTTGAGATACGGGAGATATTTTCTGACTGCGTTTCTTATTCTGTTTATCGCTTCAAAGTCTCCGTCTTCGGTTCCTAACTCAAAAGCGATTTCGCGAAGATTTGCTCCGTAATCGTATCGAAACATTCTTTCGCCGTGATTAGTTAGAACAAGGTTTCTGAAGTTGTCTGCTATAGTGTCTTCGAGGTTTCTGTGCATTCTAAAGACACCGTCTTGTTCAAGACCGCTTTCTAGTGGAGTCTTGATCCCTATCGGTAATGAGACTGCAACAGATGTAGATCTTGATTTGTAATCTGTCTCAGTCTCACCAACAGAATTGAAGTCGTACTTCTTCGCGTCTGCCACATTACCTCCTCACATTCATAGGTATATGAATGCGTGTGTTCATGATGAACCTGGTCCTGTAGTCGCACCTGCTGCAGGGCCCAATGCTCCAGCTGTAGCGACTGGTATGCCAGGGTTTATCACAACTGTTATGCTTGTAACGTAAGAATCAACAGCTGCAGCAATATCATTTGAAAGTTTGTCAATAATTGCTGCTGGATCAGCGCCATCCTGTGAACCGCTGTCTTTTGCAGCAGCAAAAGCACTCTTGATAGACTGGTGCATCGTCTCTTTGCCTGTTGCGATAATTGGCATTCTATTCTCCGAAAATTCTTGTTGATCTGATTTGCGGAATCTCGCTTTCTCTTGTCTCCATCGCACTTTTTAGCGATGAAACCGCTTGATTGATTTGCACAGACGGCGCTCCGTAACCAGGTGTTGTGTGAGTGTTCATAGTGTCGCAAAAAGACTTGACGTCTGCTATGATAGCTTTTAGAAGATCTTCAAGCTGCTTATACTTTACGTAAGGTTGCGAAGTTCCGGGTGCATCAGAATCGCCTTCTTCAAGACCACCGTCGGCCGATGAACGTCCGATGTGTATCTGTCTACCAGATATCTGGACAAGCCCGTCTGGGTGCATTATTATCGCAGAAAGATCATCGTCTTTCTTTCCTTCTTTGATGATTCTTATGCTACCAGATATCTGGTGGTCAACGTCAGTCCTTGCTATGATTCTTATCTCGTCAGCCTTCGTTGTTATCGAAGAGCCAAGCGTTTCATCTGGCGGTTTCCCACCATCAAACATTGACGGAGTCAAATCGGTTAGTCCGAAATTGTAGTCTACGTTGGTGCTTGTTGAAACGTAGACTCTTGCAGCGTCATCAAGAAAGTCTGGATCACCTTCGGCTGGAAGAGCGTTTGGAAAGTCTGATATTTTCTTCGCAACCTCAGTGAACGACCTTCTGTTTGTTCTTACTGGAGGCGTAGTCCTCTTTGACTCTCCTATTGACAGCCACCTTGCTCGACCAGCAACAATGTCTACAGTTCCAGTAAATTGGAACGGTGTTTGAGATGAAATTGATGTCAAACTTGCTGCAGGGTCTTCTGCTGTTGACCACCCTCTGTCAACAGTGAGCGCTATCGTTGCGTTATTTGAGCCTTGCAGCACCAGATCACCCGGCGACTTGATGTATCTTGGCACGGGTTCTAACGCAGAATTTGGGTATGAATGAGTTGCGCCAGAAAGAATCAGATCGTAGTCATTATTCCCTGGCGTCTGTCTAAGAGAGATGTTTGGGAAATCGTCTGTCGCGGTTGTCGGAGTAGCAACTCCAGCCTTTGAAGATGTTGTTTTCTCAATCTTTACGTCAGAGAACGTTCTGTCATAGTGTGAGTAATTCACGTCTTCTGATGTTTCGTCGCCGTGAACTCTTGTTATCCAGTAGCCAGTAGAGTTACTGTCTCTATCAAAAATTATCCAGACAACCTCTGCTGGCTTGACTGGCATTGACATGTGAGATGAGAAAAATGGGAAACAAAGAGCTGATGAGTTTCCAGCCTTGTCAGCCCCTCGGCTTATTCTTCTTACTACAACGCTATTTCGTGGTATTCTTTCTGGAGGCATTGACAACTTTGCGCTACCAAGTTGAGTCAAAATTTCTGGCAGACTGTCTGGTCCACTATAAATCGCTACAACAACGCCTTTTTCGAAAGCAGAAGAAGAAAATTCACTTGACACTTATTCTCCTATTGCGTCGAACATATCATCTGGTGTCATCTTGTTTGAACTTTCTGATGCTGATATCATGTCAGCAAGTTTGATGAGTTGCTCGTTGCACTTTCCCATTCTCTCAAGATATCTAACCAGCATTGGCCCAAGATTCGCGTGGTCTTGAGCTCCACCGCTCATAGTCATGTAAAGCTGGACATACAGAACGTGGGCTGACTCCCTGTCGCTAACTGCATTCTGATATATCTCTTTCCAGAGCATCTTCTTCTTGTCGTCAGCAGAAGTAATTGAGTCTAAGATGTCACCGAATTCTTTGATCTTTTTCCCGCTTGACTCAATACGCTTTAGAAGATCATCAGCAGAACTCATACCACTCCTCCAATTTCTACTGCAATATCTTTGTAGTGTCGTCTAATCACAACCATTGCAGAAGAAAGCTGCTTTTGGTTTAGACTAGCTATTTCTCTGACATAGAGAAACACAGCTCTTTTGCTAAGCAAGTCAATATCTTCTGCATTCTCGAAAATTGTTCTCAAAGCTGACATTGTCGACTTTTCGTAGTCTTCGCTTAGACGATTTTCTATCTTTGAAAGAACTTCTAGTATTCGACTACGTCTGCCAGAGTTGATTAGTACGTCATCTGGCGACTGCATGACGCTATGGTTTGCTATAACATTACGATCTGACTTCGACAGTCTTGTAATGTCATCCATCGAAATGCTTCTAGTGCTGTCCTTCATTCTTTTCTTAGAGTGAATGATCAACCAATTTCTAGCGACAACGTTGAAGTAGCTGAAGGCTTTCGTTCCACGAGAAGGGTCAAACTTATGCATGTTCTCATATAAGAAGCAAACGCAGTCAGATTTCACTTCCTGTACGTTGTCTGCGCCCTTTGCGAAACCGTAGATGTAGATAAGATTTTCAACAAGCTTATTGAAAGCAGGCATGATTTCTTCAACATAGACTTTTTCACGTTGGCGAGAACCCTCAGTTTCTCGATACTTCATCATAGAATCTTGGACAGCAGGACCGAAATAAAGTTGTCTTGGCTCAGCCGTCTTGGCTGAGGGTGATGCGATACGCTTTTTACCCTTCATCTTTTTCTTCCTCAATTTTAGCCAGACTGCTAGCAACCCGAAGTATCGAGTCCCTGCTCACTTTTACGTCATCAACAACTCTTTTGATTTCTGGTGAATCAAAAAAGATAGGTATCTCAAGAACTTTAGATATAGAGCGATATCTCTCATCGAGAACATCAAGAGCTGTCTCAACTTCGTCCTCGACTCTTAGAATGATATTCGAAAACTTCCAAAGATAGTAGCACGCAAACGTTAGCGCAATCGTTTCAAGAGTAAGAAGAGTTGAGATAGCGTAAATCACAGAAGATCTCCAAGCTCTTTGTCATAGAGAGCCGACACAGCTTCAAATGAGTAGTCTTGTCTAATCCTCTTACCAAGATCTGACGCCCACTGTCGTGGAACAGCTTGAGACTCTACAAATTTACGCATTTTCTTCTTTGCGTCTTCTTCTCTTGGGTTTGCCCACTTTGTTCCTTTTGTAAAGATCTCATTGTCAATCCTTGAATCGGGAACGTCAATTAGGTCATACTCTACGCCAGTGTACTTTCCTTTCTTCATAAAGTCAATGTGTCCTGACCAGTTTGTGCAAACTACCGGAAGATCGCATGCAGCTGCTTCCAGTAGTGGAAGCCCGTACCCTTCGCCTCTTGTAAGAGAAAGAAGAGCGCTTACTCTTTTCGAACGATACAAAGAAGAGATCTCCGCAGTAGTCATTTCGCCATTTAGAATGTGAATTCTTGGAAACGGACCCTTACGAACTTCGTTGACTAGATTAGCAAAAATGTTTTGCAACTGCGCTCTATGAAACGAGCAATTTGTTCCAAGATTTGATTTGATGATTAGACCAACGTCTTGTCGGTCCTTGAACTCTTCACAAAACCACTTGACAGTGTAAAAAATGTTTTTTCTGTCAACTTCAGGCTTCATCCCTGTCAACTGTCCAACAAGCAAGAAATTTGTTGTTGTATTGATCCCAGGAATCTCAAGACCGCTTGTTGATTGCAGAATTTTATCTGGGAATGATTCGGGAACTACCCGAACATCTGCTGTGAGGTTGCCGCTTCTTTCAAGAGTAGACTTGCAAAACGTTGAAGGAACAATTACTCGACTCATACTGTTACAAGAATCTACCCACTTTGGATTGCATCGATCAGTCTCTACTATCGCTGAGACACCAACGTTTTGCGCTCCTTCGACTTGCTTCCACTCATTTGGAAGCTGAAGCGAGATAACAACATCAGGGTTTTTAGCTGGTAGCCCTGTCTTGTTCATTATCTTTCCGACAAGACCACTTTCGTTTTCTGGGTTTACGTGCCAGCTTGTGATGCCCCACGGAAGAAGATCAACAGTAAGATTGACGTCTTTTGAGTCAAGCCACCTGAAGAGTTGCCTGGCGTGTGTGCCATAACCAGAGATGGAGAGAGCAGGAGCTCTCAATACAACAGTCTTTTTCATAGAGAGGTTACACTCCAGCGCTTGTTCTTTTTGTTCTTCCAGTCATCGATAAGATTTGTTAGAGAGTCATGCCATGCATCGATAGTTTTTTGCATTGAGAATTCTGAGTCTGCGTATTCTCTTGCCTTTTCTCCGAGCTTCTTGCGTTCGTCAGCGCCCATATCGTACAGCTTCAATATACCTCTTGCGGTAGTTTCATTAGTAACGTAGTCTTCGTATATGTAGGGAACTGACTGTGAGCCGACAAGAGTCTTCAGCTCAACAGGTAGAGCGATTCCGTTTTCTGTTCCGTCTCTGTGATCTACAACCTGTCTTGTTAGTCCACCGGTTTTTAGAGCAATGATAGGCTTGCCAACAGTCATGGATTCAAGAGTAGAAAGACCAAACCCTTCTGCAAATGAGATGTTGATCGTAAAGTCTGAGATGTTGTAGAGAGCGTTCATCTTTTCAAAGTCAACTCTTTCGGTTGAAAATGCAACGTTCTTATCGATTTCAAGCATTCTTGCGACTTCGATAAGATTCGGACCCTCTTGATCATTTGGGTCTGTGTGCATTAGAAGCGTAGCGTTTCTGTGACCATGCTTTTCTTCAAGAAGGTCAACAAAGAGCTTC